CCAAAGTCGCTGGTTTTAATCATTGGGCTATGGATCTGCCCCATCTTTACTTCAAACATTAAGTCCTCAGCGCTTCTGGCGCACGGTATTCGTACGCCTTTTCATCCATGGATTCTGTAACTTCAGAGTACTTTTTGGTTACGAACTTACCATCTTCTAGCCCAACAACCAAGGGGTCGGCAAGACGGTGGTAGCCATAGAGTTTTGACTGCACTGGTTCGTTGGAATCTAGCAATGAAGACTCGTGCGCAATCCCAACCTTGATGCCGCGCTCCATAGCCTTAGCCAGTAAAAACTCACAGCAAGCCCGTCCAGCCTCGGCAAAATGCACAACCTTCTTGTAGGAGAAGTCAATCCCGTAAAGGTGCATTTCAGATACTTTTGCTGCAATACCATACCCAATAGCGTAGGCAACCGTATTATTGAAGTACCCAGTACCGCAAGCGTTCATGACCTCATCAAGCGGAAACTCCACCAATCCGGGGCAACGACTGTCTAATTCGCAGGTATATATTGGGCCGGGGTGGGACTTAAGAACAGACCGCATAATCCCAGTCTGGGTGCCAGCATCGTCGGAATCCAAAAACCGGCTTGCTGGGTCCATCATAAACACCCTGTCGTGATACACCACCCCCGCCATAGCATTGATCGCCCACACCTCATCAATCGACTGAGAGTGAGTTTTAGCCAGCACAAACTGAGCATGGGACTTGCCCATAGCCACGATGGCGATCTTTTTGCCGGACAGATCAGGGATCATTTTACTGGGTACCTTACCTGACCAGAACGATAAGCATCCTGACGATCTTTAGCGTCGCCAAGCTGTTTGAGAAGCGCTATAGCCTCGTTGTAGCGGTCTGTGTAGTTTTTAATAACATCAGCCTCAGACTTCATAAACGATGCTGCTTCTAGCAAAGAACCATATAGAAGTGCAGACTCAAAGTTATCCCCAAGCCATGACGTACCAGCTGTCACAATTGAAGGTGGGTAGTAGAAGTAATGCAACTCAACCGTATAGTTTGCATTAGGCATTGGACCAAGGATGAATGTGTTGTAGTCAAAGACTGCGTAATATAAGGGTAAACCCGTATCCGTCTGACTTGGATAAGCTTCACGGATGAAGTTCACATCTTTATTAAGCAAGTACAAGTAATCCCCAGAAACAAATGTACGCCCATCGGGAAGCGTTGTTGGGCCATTACAAACCACCGCTAGAGAAAATGTGGAGAGCCAGTCAGGTGGAAGTGCTAAGTACTTATTGCCAGAAGTTGTAGCCCCCGTCATATTCTTACGGATAGCTGGGATCTGAACAGTGTTGTAAATCCGTTCTTCAGCATTTTGAACAAACGTAGCTATCTGTTCTGCAGACGTAAGCCCGCCCGATCCCACAACTTGTGGGAAATCATTTTCGGCATATGCCTTAATGGTTTGGACGAGCGTTGCGTAGTTCATTAACCCATCTTCCCGCTGATTTTACGACCCTTAGTTGCGGCTCCGTAACCACGCATCGTACCTGTTCCGTACGGATTAACAGAGGCATAGGTGCCTTTGCTTACACCGGCAACAGACATGTTCATCTCATTCATGCAAGCCGCACCCGTTTTATAGGCACTGTCTTGCTGAATAGAAGTTTTCTGCCCAGACATGTTATGCGGTTCGGCATAAAGAGAAGCCGGTCCGACTTCCTTGCCTTTAACTTTCATGCTGAACTTAGCCATTATCGCCCCCGACCAGAAGAACGCTGGTTCATTACCCGCGCCATATTGCGTCCCATACGCTTCATGTCCATGGATGTTGGACCACCGGCTTTCATGCCTTTGGCGCCGTGCATACGCTTTTCGTGGCCTTTTACCGCCTTTTTAGCGACCTTCTCCATCATGGGTTTGTCTTTCTTGATGTCTTCGTGCTTTGCCATGTTTTACTCCTAAGTAGTTGTTACAGATACCGACCCAACACTTCCTTGGGCAACCAAATTATTGGGCGTTAGCCCGTCATCCTGCGGTCCGCCAACAGGGTTCCACCCCCATTGAATGATCCTACTACCCCCTTCAGGAAAGCCAAAAGCATCCTCATCAGTTGGATTTGGGGGGTTAATAACATCAATCTGCAAACCACTGTAGCCTGATTGAGTGTAGCTGCGATCAGGGCGAGGATCACGCAGACCTTGCGGGTCATCCACCGGATACATACCAAGTTGTAACTGCGGCTGGTCTGGATCCCAGCATGTAGGGCAGACCAACATGTTGATGTTTTTGGTCTTGATGACCAGTTTTCTGAGGTCTTTAAGCGGGTAACGAAAGTCGCAGCGGTCGCACTGCGAGATTGCCCACTTCCCAGACGCGAACCTATTGCCCATATCACGTTATATACATCTGACGCGGAACTAACCGGTCAGCTGCCTTTTCTCGGTCTTCACCTGCCGCAAAGGTCCAGTCTTCGTCGTACATGGCTTTAAGTGTTGGGAGCCGTGCTTGACCTTCTGGTAGTTTTAACGCGATGTAATAGGCCAGTCCCGATGTCAGACATGGTAGGAACCGGAACGGAATATCAAAGGTATTAACACCGTTGCCTGCGTCTTGTATACGCCGCATGCGCCAGTAAACAAACGTGTAGTAGGGGCTAGCCTGCGTGCCTTGGTCGGGCACAGGCCAAACCGTAATTTGTGGGCTTGCCGTAGCACCGGGCGAATAAGCGCTTGTTGCCGGATATGCCGCTGCCGTATTACGCTGAACCCAGACTTGGATAGGCCGAGCCTGCTGTAGTTTATTAGGCAGTGTGGCGTAGGTACTTACGGAAATACGCGTAATGGTCAAGTCGGCTTGGGTACTGATATTCCCTGCGTTCGTACGAATAACGTGCTCAAGCAAATCCACCGTGTCATTAGGTAGCGGGTAAGTAGCTTGCCCTTGATATAAACCTATTGATCCTTGCTCGATTGTCCACAGGTTAATGCCTCGGTTAGCCCAATCGGCAAACAGCAGATTCATGGAACGACGCGCCGTGCGCAAATCGTAGCCCGTACGCATCTCGCCGCCAGCGCGCTCGAAAGCTTCCTCAACTATCTCGTTGAGTTGTAGATTAAACGCGGTGGTGCCGGAAGTAGTCATTTAAGCTTCTTCAGAGTTTGTGCCAAACGAGCACGTTGACCCAGTTTGCCCGGAGCTTTAGCCGCCTTGGCTAATTTCTTTGCCGGGATCTTATCGCCAGCCTTGACACCCAAAGACTTCTTCAGGGCACCGGGCTTTTTAATAGCGGACTGAATCCACTTCTCACCAACCTTACCGCCCTTTTTAAAGACGCCACGACCTTTGAGAATATCGGCTCGGGATACTTTGCCATCGCCAGTTAAGTCGGGAAAATCAGCCATCTCATTTCACCTTTCTATGCGGAGCAACTTTTTTAGCCACGCTTTTAGGTTGCGCAACAAACTGCTTTCCGGCTGCTTTACCGGCTCGCTTGGCACGGGTTGTGGCGGCGTACTCTTGGGGGCTAAGCGCTTTGATGGCTTTTTCGGGGAGGTATCTTTCCCCGGTGTCCGTTGAGCGTTTGCCGCTTTTGGTGCGCCACTTTTGGGCTGTCCATGCTTTAAGGCTACGTTGGCTTTTTGCGAGTCCACTCACTTATACCCTCCGCCAGCTGCTTTGTACTTCTTGGCAAGCAGTTGAGCCTTACGTGCCGACCACTGCCCAGCCCCAGTTCCCTGTGTGCTAGAAGCTTTGATCTGATCAAATAGCTTTTTGCGCATACCCGGATTGGTGTAGTTTCCGGCCTGATTGACCTTCGACTTCACTTTGCCGCCATCAGCAAATTTGGTGAACTTGTCACCGTCTTTGCGAACAGCAGTTTTAGCCTTGGGCATCTTGGATGGGTTAATTGCCCCCATCCCGCGACTAGCCATCATTACTTACAAGCCTTTTTACCCATGCGCATCTTGGTCATGCCACCGGCTTTCATACCTTTGCCGCCAGACATAACGACTTGCTTGCCCTTGGTTTTGCCTTTAATGGCAACGCCATCTTTGCTAGGAGCAGCCGTCTTTACAGCGCCCATCTTGGATGCAGTCATACCGCCTTTTGCATATTTCATTTTAGTACCTTCCTTTTTAGTGAATTCACGACCAACTGACTGAGAAACCCCAACTTTCTTAGCGAAAGCCTTGTTATGGGCTACCGCCTGCATAAACTTTTCTTGCTTGGCGGATACGGCGGGCATTAGACCATCCGTCCTTTAGTCTTACCACGCTGGGCGCACCCATCAGCACGGGCAGAAGCAGATTTAACCGATCCACCTTTGGCTTTCTTAATCAACTCTTCCTTGGATTTGTCCGCGTACTCTTTTTCCTGAGTAAAGCCTACTTTGTCAGCCAGTTTGCTAGCCCCAAGAGTTACCGCACGGACGGCTCTTTTAACCAAAGGCATGTCATCGTCAACCTTGGTTTCACGAATCATTTTCGTGCGTGTTGATTCTTCAGCCATTTAAAGCATCCTTCCCTTGGTCTTACCGCGTTGAGCACATCCGTCAGCCCGCTT